AAGTTCTTGGTCATGTTTGGGGTGATTCTTTGGAGGATGATGGCTTCTGCGACCTCCTGTTTGGTGGTGAGTTTGAGAGACTCGATGATCTTGAGGCATCGTTTGGGCATTCCGTGGGTCCAGACGGACTCGATCTTGGACCGCATTTCTTTGGAGTGGATGATCTGGTGGATGCGTTGGCGTGAGACTCCGAGTTGTTGGCCGATGGCATTCATGGTGAGTCCTTGGGCTCGGAGTTCTTGGACTTTCTCCATTGCGTATTCGAGTTTCATTGAAGTGGTGTGAGTATTGCGCGGTATCGTTTGTTGGCTTTGTGGCATTGGACGCACAGGCCGGATTCCTTTTGGCATCCACAGCCCAAGCAGTTGGCCAATTCGTGACAGAGTTCTTTCCATTGATTATTTGGTTCGTTGTTTGTTTTTGACTGACCAGACGTAGTAGACTGAGACCCCGTGTCGTTTTGCGAGTTCCCGGTAGTTTGCCTTGGTTTTGTCATTGAGGATTGCCTTGGTGATTGCTGGGTCGATTTTACGACCGGGGTAGATGTGGTGTTTGGGTTTGGGTGGGTCTGGCATCACTTGGGTTCCCAGCATCTTGGCGATCTGGTCCTTGGTGAGTCCGATGGATTTGAGTGTTGAGTTCACGTTCCAGTTGTCGTGCGAAGTCTGGCCATAGGGCTATTCGGTTTTTGAGCCAGGACTCGACGTAGGCGTCGGTTCTTGGAGTACGAAGTAGAAGTTGTTCTGCCATGATGAGTTGAGTTCGTTGTAGGTGTTGTTCTTGATCTTCCAGGTGCGAGGGTTTCGTTTTGCGCCTGTGTGGGCGCAGACGATGAGTACGTCGAGGTCTTTGATGGGAGTGTTTCTGTGTGGGTGATCGAGTGGTAGTTCGTTGAGTTTCATGGTTGCTCTGAGAGTTCCCTGATGATCTTGGCCCGCTTCTGGCCGTTGGATTTGACGATGAGTTGGAGGATGACGATTGGATCGACCGTTGAAACGTGCTTCCAGTACGGTCTGGCTGCATCGAGTTCCCGTGCGCGGTCGATGTCCACCACAAGCACTTCGCTGGTCATTCTGTGCTTGTAGACGAAGGCAACGGACAGGCTCACAATTCCTCCTCCTCCTGCCAGCGTTCCAGCCCGTCTGGTCTGGTTGTCTCCAGCCCCAGCCGGATCAGGTGTCTGATGCGGTCGTCGCGCTTCCCTATCTTCTGCCGGAGGTATTCGTTGACGGCCTTGAGTTCCCGAACCTCCTGCTCCAGATTTGAGAGATGGGATGGCGTTGTGTGTTCCTTGCTCATGGTTTGATTCTCTCTCGGTGTTTGCAGATGGTGCAGATCCAGCTTTTGCCGCTCTTTGATAGGCGGCAGGATCGGAGACATTTCCGACATTGCATGGATTGATTCACGGCTTGGCCTCCTTGGCTTTGTGCCAGATTCCTCTCCTGTTGTAGATGTCACTTTCTTCGACAAGTTCTTCGGCAAGCTCCTCCAGCCGCTTGATGCGGTCATTCGCTGCGTTGAGTTCAAGCTCAAGTTTTCGTGCATCTGCTAGACTTACAACGGAGTGGGTTCCACCTGCTCCGTCTTCAGCCAGCCATTGAACGGCATCCATTCTCGGCGTATCGCTCACGGCTTCTCCCCCTTGGCTTGGGTGTGATAGGTGATGCTGAAAGATGCGTAGAGAATGAACACTTTGCCACACCCACCGCATTCACGATTCGAAGGGTCTTCGTTGGCATCACCATCGCAAGCATCTGCTTGGCATGTGTGGCCACAATGCGGACAGATAATGTAGCAGTCATCCATCTGATCGCCGGGTTCAAAGTCACTGCTCACGGCTTGGCCTCCTTGGCATTGGCCCATCCGACTGAATGCAATCCAATATGGTCCATGCATTCATCGCAGCATCCGAGAGCCGCTTGCCTTAAAGCATCCCCAGCCTCCTCCAGCCGCTTGATGCGGGCCTTTGCTTCGTTCAACTCGTACTCCATCCGAGTGCATTCTTCCGCCATTGCCATGTGATGGCAGACATCTTTTAGACGGGCTGCGTCAGTCCTAGGGTAGTTGCTCACGGCTTCGCCTCCTTCTCCTCCCACAGCAGAAGATCAGCGCGGAGTGCGTCGTTTTCTTTCTCCAGCCGATTTATTTTTCGCAGCAAACCGTTCAATTCACGGACTATTGATATTGGAGAAATGTCTTTGAGCATTCTTGGATGCACTGGGCAGATAATTGAAAACCCATGTCTAGGAGGACAGTTTGGGTACATCTCAATACGATAATACGTCACGACTCGGCCTCCTTTTTGAAGTTTGGTTTGGTGTTGTTGCGTAGCCATTCTGATTGATCAGCCCAAGCCTTAGCCAAGGCAGCATCCCTAGCCCAAGCCGCAGCCTTAGCCGCATCCCAAGCCGCAGCTCCAGCCGCAGCCCTAGCCGCAGCTCCAGCCGCAGCCAAAGCCGCAGCTCCAGCCGCAGCCAAAGCCGCAGCCCTAGCCGCATCCCTAGCCGCAGCTCCAGCCGCATCCCTAGCCGCATCCCAAGCCGCATCCCTAGCCGCATCCCTAGCCGCATCCCTAGCCGCATCCCAAGCCTCGGCTAATTCGGCGTCCGTAGCCCGTCCGCGCGCATACCGCTCTGCGACATCCAGCGCGGCAATGCTTCTCGCATCTGTCATCAGATGCTGCACTTGTCGAGCTGACCAAACCGCGAACAGTCTTAGATCATTGTCCGTGAGGACTCCGTTGCGTGTTGCGACCCAAATCAACCATTCGGGTTTCAGATTCGTCCACGCATCTTGCATGGAAACACAGTTTTCCAATGCCCATTTACGGCCACCTTCACAAGCATAATACTTGTCACAGAACTCTTGTATTGTCATGTCACTCACGGCTTGTCCTCCTTGGCTTTGTTCAGTTCATCCAGCGCATCTCCAAGAACAGTTCCGCTCCAATCTTGGATGCTGTGTGCTGCATCATCGACTCTCTGCCCCGCCTCCTCCAGCCGCTTGATCTTGGCGTTCGCTGCGTTGAGTTCGCGTTCTAACTTTGCAGCGTCTTTTATTCGGACGAACTCCTCATCCGTCCCAAAGCAAAACTTCATCATTGCATCAACCATAGGCGTGTCTCTCACGGCTTGGCCTCCTTGGTTTTGTTTTTCCTTCTCCACACCGAGGTGTCGTTCTTGAATCTGTAGTTCCTAGCTGCCTTGAACGCTTGGCCCACATCGTTCTTGGTCATGTGGTAAGCACCGTCTCCGTCGGTCATTATCCTTTCCGGCGCGGTCCTTTTCATCGGTGTCCTCCGGTTGCGTAGTGGAGGATCAGCAGGGCATCGCAGTTGCCGAGTGTGACATCCAGATGGGGGTAGAGTTCCTGGGCCTTGGCCTTGAGCTTACGCTTCCATTCTGGGCCGGTGGCGCAGGACTTCCTGCCGCCGAGTCCGAGTGGTTCCTGCCAGACTCGTGGCTCGACGCGGTGGAGTGCGTAGCCTTGAGAGTAGGCCAGTCCTTGGACGATGCCGTAGTTCTCGTGGAGAGTGGCGACGGCTGCTGCTGGGGTGAGTTTGCTAACAAACTTCGGCACCTTCTCGATCCAGATGTGTGAGTCTGAGAGTTTGATGTCCATGAGGAGTTCGTGGATGTCCGGCACGGATTCCGGCATGGGGAAAAGGAGGATCCTGTCTTGGGTTTTGACTGCGAACCCGCCGTTCACGCCGGGGTCACAGGCTACGATTGTTTGGTTCATTGGTTGGTTATTGCTTAGGGTTCCATCGTGTCCGATTGCTGGCTTCTCGCCATAGCATCGTTATTTCTTCTTGTGTTACCGGGAAACTACCGAAACTGCCTCCGTCGTGGCCTCCGCTGATGCGGTCCATAAAGCTCATTCCGCTATGGCAGAAACCGATGCGACCATTGGGACCCTCATTTTCGTAACGAGACATTGGCGCGGTGTCCCACCAGAAGTCGTCGGGGCCTAACTTGGTTCGGCGTGAATCGTAAGGAACCGTTTTCTCCCGAAGCCATCCAACTATTGGATAGTCGAACTCATCACCCCACATCGGCCCAAGCATTCCGACGATCAGCACCTCATCTGAGCAACCGCTTCGGTCTATCTTTTGGGCGACCTCTTCTGGGAACTTGGAGACGGGCTTTACTTCGACATAAACGATGTCCTTTCCATGAATCGCAAAGTCAGGGATCCAGCCATTGAAATCCGTGGGCTCGTATGTCCATCCCCATCTAAGCAGGTCGAACATCGCAGCCCATTTTGCCTCAAGCCGAGAACGGAAGTTGATACCGTTGTACCTAGTTTCGATTGCTGGAATTGTTCTGTTCATTGGTTGGTGGTTGGTTCTGGGATCTGATGGTGAGTTTGTGGCCTACGAAGACTCCGAGGAGTGTGAAGATCGGGAGGATCGCGGCCATCGAGATGATCGTGAGCGCGGTGTTCATTGGATCGAGCATCCGAGTTGTTGGTAGCACTTGATCCGCTTCTTGGCGTGGGCATGGGCGAGCGGATGGAAGTTGTCCTTGAAGTCGTGGATGAACGCCTCGTCCTTCCCTTCGCACCTACGAAGCGCACGACTGGCCCGCTGTATGGTTTTCTGTGCGCTCCTGCCACCGGACACCATCACGAGTGTGCGGACGTTCGGCAGGTCCAGCCCCTCATCGGCCAGCGAGGTGGCGATCATCGCCCTTATGTTGCCAGCCTTGAACTCTTCCATTGCAGCGCGGCGGGCCTTCTTCGGCATCTTGGAATGGACGAGGACGGATCCATCGATTGCTTTCGCGTACTCCTCACCGAGGGTCACCCTGGGGACGAGAACAAGGGTTTGAGGCTCGCACTTGGCGAACATGATTGCGGCGGCATTCCGGTTCTTGTTCTGGCAGATACCGATGTCGGTGATGGCTTCCCAAGCGCACATGGCGCGGAGTTCGGTATGCGGAATCCGCATGTAGCGTTTGCGGTCGGTGAAGAGCTTCTCGATCTGGTCATCGATCTTGCTCTGGATGAAGAAGTCCGTGGCCGATGAAAGGAATACGGTCGCGTGGGCCAGAACGTTGACCAGCTCCTCGCGCTTGATCTCGTGTGCGCTGTTTCGGAACAACATGAGGAGGATCTCGTTGCGCTCTGGATCATCGCACCAAGGGGTCGCATCGAATCCGTAGCGTCGTCCCTTGCAAGACTCGATGATCCTGCGCCATGACTCTGCTGGCGCATGCTTTGCCTCATCCACGATGAGGACTTTCTTGGATGAGAAATCGACAGACTCGTGGGGGCACCGGACCTCGACGATTGAAGGATCGACTCCAACAGCCTTGAGCGAACTGATTGCCTGCTGGCATGTCTCGCGGGTTGGGGCGAGCCACCCGAAGGTCATGCCGTGGAACTTCTCGGAGAAGTGTTTGACGATGGATGACGCGATGAGGGTCTTGCCACACCCTGCTGGAGCGATGATGAGTCCATCCCCTTGAATGGCCCACTCGACAGCTCTCTGCTGGTAAGGGCGCAGAAGGAACGCTTGCGCGGGTTCCTGTTGTGATGAATCTTTGTCGTGCATAGCGTTTCGTTGCGCTTTGTTACTTGTTCGCACACCCCCGGAGGCTGGAACCTCCGGGGGCTTTGTTTTGATGATCAGAACGCCTCGTCAGCGGGGGTCTTCTTCAGACGCTTCACGCGCAGGGTGGTCTGTTCGGCACCGTTCTTGTCGGTGTACTTCTCCTCTTCGAGGACGATGTTGAGCGAGAGCCCCACAAAGCCTTGGAGGAAGGCGAGGAAGGCACCTGGGACCGAGAAGTCGAACTCCTTGCCGTCATCGATGTTGGCATCGGTGGCGGAGATGAGCGACTGGACGCGCCACATGAGGGTTTCCTTGAGGGTGAACCGGTCGCTGGCGGTCTCGCCGGTGGCAGCCTTGTAGCGGAGGGTGACGACGGGGTTGCCGTACTTGTCGAGGCCCTCGTCCTTGGCGGAGTTGACGACGACGGTGTATTCGCCGGGCTTGGCGAAGGACTTCACTTCTGCTTGGGAACGATCGACTGTGAACTTCATGGTGTTACTGGTTTTCGTTGTTCTTCAAAGCCCACGTGGGCAGAGAAAGGGTTTCTGTTGAGGAGGAATAACAGGGCCAAGAGTTGAGGGCTTGGCATTCGCGGAAGGTGGCTAGCTGAGCATCGATGATCTCGTTGCCGAGGTCGATGGCCTGCTGATCAAGCTCGTAGCAGGCGATGCCGAATGGCGGTTCCTTCTCTGCTGCGATGAATACGAAGCGGCGGATGCCGGTGATGCGCTGGTACCAAGCGGCTTGGACATGGTATCGGAACTGCGCGACGGACTTGGCGAACGCCGATGGCGATGCGTCCTGGGTGGTCTTGAGGTCGATGATGTAATCGTCTGCGATGCCATCGAGTCGGGCTTTGACCTCGATGCCCATCCAGTTGTCGAACCACGAGGTCTCTGGCTCGATGCGGTGGAGGAGTTGGGCGGCGGCAGGGTGTGCGTGGACGGATGCCGCGAGGTGGTTGATCGAGTCCCAAGTCTCTGCTGCCAGCGGGGTGTGGCCTGAGTCGAGGATTGCCTGCCAGATGGCCTTGCCTTCCTTGGTGCGCTTGTCCCCGTTGAACGGCTTGTACTTCTGGATGAACAGTTCTGGCTCAAGAACAGCCATGTGGGCGGCGGTGCCGAACTCCATGGCAGGAGTGGACTCCTGCTTGGCATCACCGTCCTGCCATGCGCGGAAGTGGGCGGGCGACTTGCGGAACTGGTCGAGCCCGGACTTGGAGAGAGAGCGTCGGGCGTGGTAATCCGCTGCCGCCATCTGTTTGAACTTCACGATGCGACCTCCACGGTGGTCTCGACGGCGGGAGCCGGGAGCTTGGAGAGGATGAGGTCGGGCCGCTTGATGTACTTGGAAGCGGTCACGTCGTCGATGTCGCGGAAGGTCTGACCTTCCTTGATGCGTCCGGCACCGATGAGGAGTTGGTTCACCTCGGTCTCGCGTGACTCGAACAGCTCTTCGAGTTTGGAGGTGATGTCGAAGGACTTGGCCGGGGTGACTGCGACCTCGGAAGGAGCGGGCTGGAAGTCCTCGGTTTCCTCCGGGGTGTAGATCCCGGCGACGACCTCGGGGGCGAGCATGCGGACTGCCTTGGAAATGCAGCGGGCGCGAAGCATGGCGGAAGGATCCTTGGCCCACCCGGAACCCGGCTTGGCGGGGAGCAGGCCAGCGATGCGGGCATCGTTCTCGGTGAAGCCGATCTCGCACTCGTTGCCATCGTACTTCCAGATGGCGATGGCTGCTTTGGAGTCGAACTGCTTCCAGAGGACTTTGCCTCCGCGAACACGGTATCCGGCGAGCATGGCATCGGAGCGCATGCTCAAGGATCCGTTGATGATGTGGTACTCGCGCTTGAAGTCGAACGGGGTCTTCTTCTCGGCGGCGCATTGCCACGCGATGAGTTTGCCCTGCTCGACCTTGGTGCATCCGAGCATGCCGGATGAAGCGATCCACTCGCCCATCTTCTCGATGGCGGTGATTGGGTCCGAGATCTTGTCGTACATCTCGGATGATGGCTGCGTTGTCGTTGCGATTGCGTTCATTTGTCTTGTTGGTTTCGGAGCATCTGCTCGACCACATCGGAGCGGACCCGGATGACTTGGCTGGTGGCCTTCATCGCTGGGAGCCGCCCCGAACGGATCCATCGGCGCACGGTCTCGGGATGGACCCCGAGAGCAGTGGCGATCTGCTTCGTTGAGAGGAGTTTTACGCTCACGGGGCAGATGTTGCACCGTGTCGTACTCTGCCGCAAGGAAATTGTTGAAATTATTCTGCGGAGTCTTCCTCGCCTAAGTATCGACGAGCAAGCTGGATCTGCTGCGGCTGCGGAGCGTCTGCGATTTTCTTGAGGAAACCGTAGAGTTCCTTGCGTTCCTTGAGGCCGCTGACACCTGCGCCTTTGGCGAGTATTTTGGAGTAGTATCCGTATCCGATTGCGCTCGCCAGCTTGCTGAAAACGTTGACTGCTGGCTTGATGACGTCGCCGGTTGCAATCTGTGCTGGAGCCTCAAGTGCTGCGCGTCCAACCCGTTCGAGCGCGGCACCTCGGACCGTAGATCCGGCCATTCCAGCAGCCTCTCTTGCTCGCTCCATGACTCTGAATCCAGGCAAGAACTGGTCGTCGATGGTCTTGATTATCTTGGGACCAAGGATCAACGCCGCTTTCTCTCGCATCTCTTGGTCGGTGAGTTCGATCAAGGATCCGAGGTTGGGTTTTGGCCCAGAAGTGCTTGCCTCAAGGAGAATGTTCTCGATCTCTCTGGCCCTGATGTTCAGCAGGGTGTTTTCGGCAACCTTGGAGCCTGCGACGGCCTGCTTTTCGAGGGTCCTGATGACCGAATCGACCGTAGCGAGGTCTGGCAGGGTGCGGACGGCGCGAGAAGCGACCGCGAAGCCAGCGGGGGTGCCAGTCTTGAGGAGTTCCAGAACTGCCTCAGGGCCTTTCGCCTGAGCTGGGTCGAGTTTCTGGACGTACTGGACGAAGCGGTCGAGTTCCTGCTTGGTTCCGAAGCCAAGTTTCTGAAGACCTGATCCGCCCTGTTGAGCGATGTTGTTGAGATCGCCGGCCAACTGATTGAGGTTTATCTCACCGGTCGCCTTATTGATGGCTTTATCGACGATTCCAGAGCGGATGTCGTCGATGATTGGCTGCATGCTCGGGGCATTAGCAACCTTGCGATTTTGAAGTGTCTGAATCAGCGACTCCAAGTTGGCAAACTCTGGAGCTTGAACGCCTTGGGCTTTCACTCCACCAACAGCAGCTTCTCCCATCTGTCCGCGTTCCATCGTCTCAGGTGCAAACGCTCGCTTCACGCCGAAAACGTCGAGCTTCGGCCTTGTGGCTCCATAGAACTCTTCGCCTGCTTTGATCGAGTCGGCCACGTCCTGTCCCAAAGCCCTAGGAGCCTGATCGGTGACGGTATCCGAAAGGCTTCCAGCCAAACGGCGGATTTCAGCTTGAGCTTTGTTGCCGATGGCTTCGCCGGAATAATCAGCGAAATCGTAAAGCTCATCTCGAATCCCTTGAATCTCTTTGAACGTCGCCTTCTGCGGTATGGAAACTGTGAGCGGTGCGGTTGGGTCTGCTGAGTACGGAGCAGCGACGGTAGTCCTCCTGCCTAGGATCTTGCGAACATCAGCAAGGGTGGAGGTGGAAATGTCGGGAATCCTGCGAAGTATGTCGTTCGCTCGATCAGCAAAAGACGGTTGGTTTCCAACTCCGGTGAAGAGATCAAAAGCAGGCACATCTTCAACGGCGTTAGCCGGTCCATAGAGTCTACGAGCCTCGGTACGGATCGCTTCTTTCGCCTGATTAGCCACGCTTTCAATGCGTTGGCCTGCCGGAACCGCTTGATACGGTGCTACGGCACCAGTCTTCATTCCACCCTTGAGAGTCTCAATCTCAACGGCCTTCTGGAACGCTTGCTGGGCTTCCTTGAGAGCGTCTTGAGCGAGGCTCTTCTGGGCTTCTGAACGCGCCCTTTCGACAGCCGCAAACGCATCGTTCACGTTTTGCGCTTCGTTGGCCAGTCGTGCGCCAGTTTCTGGGCTCAAGCCTCCGAAGGTCTGCGCGATTCGGCTCACCAGTTTTGAATGGGACTCAGCAGGCATGCCGGTGATGTTTCTTACGGCATCTGCAACAACTTTGGACTGATCCAAAAGCTGATTAGCCAACTCTTGTGAACCCGTTTGCGATTCAATGCGAGATTGGAGTCCAGCGAACTCGGGGAACGCCTGACCGAACGTGGCGGTGATTTTTCCCGGTGCGATTTTTTCGATCTGTTCGGAACGGGAAATGCCGCCAGAGAGCCTTGCCCGATTGGCTCCAAGAACAGAACTCAGTCCCTGAAGGAACCCTACCGGTGCAGCGGATTTTACGAACTCCCCGGCCATCTCCATTCCACCCGTCTTCCCTTCGGCTGCGCCTCCTGCCACACCTGCTCCGCCGGCAGCGAGGATGGTCTTGATGGGGGCACGGCTGATGAGCGGAGCGGCACCACGGATCGTCGCGCCGGCAATTTCTCCGGGTCGATACTCTTTGTCCTCTGCAACCCTTTCGACGGTTTGTGCGCCGGCTTCTCCTAGGCCAGCGGCCCCGCCCGTGATTGCTGCGGTTCTGGCAAGAGCTGCGAGTCCACCGACCGGACCCGTGGCTAACCCGGCGGCAAGCGGGACGCCGTAGCGGAGAGCGGCCTTTCCAATGGTCTTTTCGGCTTCTGGGCTCAAAGGCCCTCCGCCGCCACGCATCTCACGCATGAGTTGCCTGCGCTCCCTGCGTAAAATCTCATCTTCCGTAAGCTGCGGCTCTGCCGCTTGAGAACCGGCAAGTTTAGCTTCGAGTTTGGCCAATTCGGCCTCTTCAGCAGCGGTAAGTGGCATACGAATAAATTACTGTTGAGCCCTCTTCTGTTGGAGCTGCCTGAGTCTTGCGGACTCCTCGTTCGACAACCCTCTGCGAGTCCCTCCCAGACTTCCAAAGTTGAGCTGCTCACGAGTCGTGAGCCATTTCTGGCGGGCGTCTTGAACAGTCTTCTCAAGTTCCGCAGGAACCTGGATGCCGAACTGCTTGTAGTCCTCGTTGACCACATCGCGGCTGAATACTCCGTCGAGGAACTGAACCATGCGCGGCAGGAAGTTGGCTTTGCTTGGATCACCAAATCCAGTCTTTGCAGATTCTTGTTCTCCTTGTGTAAGCGAAGCCCCAAAGAGGTCTTTACGTTTGCCTTGAACAACGGCCTCGAACTGCTGAACGATGTCGTTGATGGTTCTGAGTCGAGAATCCTCGGCTCCGTACTTGTTTTTGATTCCGCGCAACCAGCTTTGGAATCCGTTGAAGTTGTCCTGAGAAACCTTCGCTAGGTTCTCAGATCCAGCCAGCGACGACAGAGATGTCGCAAGGTTTTGCGCTCCACCGAGCATCTCCCGGTATTTGACCAGCGATTCGCGTTCCTTTGGCGTAGGAGCCTGAGTGACACCTGCAATCATGCGATTGCGAGCATCTTTCTGAGCATCCGTCGGGAGATCGTAGAACAGGGTCTTGAGCTTGGTCTGATCGGGGGCGTCTTTGCCAGCCTCGACATTGAACTCATCGATCGCCTTGCGTTCAGCTTTTACCTTCCGATCAAAAGCTCCGACGTAGGATTCCTGCTGATACTTTCGACCGTAAATGTCGGCTTGGGCAATCGCCTGCTCTGGAGTAAGCGACTCAATGTTCATCGGGCTAGGAACAAAGCCCATTCCCTGCAAAGCAGTAAGCTCAGCCTTTGCTTGAGAAGCCCTGCTTTCGACAGGGATCCTGCTCTGGGTCTCCATGCGGATACGCTCAAGCTGGCCTCGGAGTTCTCCGGTGGGCGCACCAGGGCGAGGAGTCGCTCCGAATCCACGAAGCTGGGCCTCAAGCATAGGCCGATTGATTTCCTCTTCGGCACCAGCCATCGCCTTCTTCTCGGCAAGCTCGACCTGTCCCTTGGCCATTCCGGCTTGGAAGGTCGGTTCGGCTTCGTAAGGCGAAGGACCGATTGATTGCCCCAACCCAAAGATTCGACCCTGCTGCCCTGCGATCTCCTGACGGAGCCGCTTCTTCTGGAAGTCGGCCATCCTCTCCTCGAACGTAGCTCCCTCAAGCTGTCCAACGCCCTGTTGGAGAGCGTTGATCATCAGTTGCCGATCAAGGGCCCGTTGCTCGTCCCGCTTCTGAAGTTCCTCTTGAAGCAAAGCTCGTCGAGCGGCCCGCTGCTGGCGGATCTGCTCGTTGGTGCCGGTGAGTTCACCGGCGATTCCCCCGGTGAGCATCGACAACCCCTTTAGGAATGGGTTGATCCGCTGCGTGGCCTGCTGTTCGAGATTTGCGAATTGAGGAGTAGCCATTTACTTCATCCTTTCAAACATCCGTTGTTCTTCGAGAAGCGACTGTTTTGCGTAGCGCGGGCCGAGGCTCCGCATGGCGGCTTCGAGGATCAGCTCGGGATCGTAGTTGATGTCTCGGAAGATGCCTGGAGCGAGCCGTTCGACCGCCCGACGCATGGGTAGCTCTATGTCTACGGGCTTGAGCGTTGGGATCAGACGACCGGGTTGCCTGTTGATTGGCGTGACCGGAGCCGGCTCGGTGAACTGGAACTCGGAAATCGGAAACGGGTCATACTTGATCGGATCAATGATGACGCGGGCGGGAACGTATTGGCTTACTTCCTCTTTGATCTCGGTCCCAGGAGGAGGCGTGTTTGTGCCCGGCGTGACGGTAGGAGTCGATGTGGTCGGAGTCTGGGTTCCAAGAAGCTCATCTATTTCTTTCGGAGTGAGCTGCTCGACTTTGATGTCAGGTGCGCCGCCGCCAATACCAGATTCTGGAATAGGGGTGATCGTTTCCTTATCATCCTTTCCAACTCCAATGACATTGTACCGTTCCTCCGTGGTTGGATCGATGGGGGTTCCGATGTTTGCGGCAACAACCGGTTTTGTCTGATAATCCGAGAAAACCGGAGCAGAAGATGGCTCTGGCTCTGGCTCAGGAGCAGGCGTTGGCTCAACCCTGACAGCCGACGGTGCCGCGAAGGACATCGGGCTGGCGAGCGAAGGCGTGGGAGCAGGAGCCTGAGGCTGCTGAAAGGTTGCCAAGCCCGCGTTGAGCATTGGCGTCATGTCGATCCTCGCGGGAGCGGGAGCGGCGTAGGAAACTCGTGGAGGAGCCGCTGCCGGTGTGACCGGCTGCTGCGGCTGGAACATCCCGAGAACCGGAGGAGGAGTGAAGTCGATCCTCGGAGGAGTCGGAGCGGCGTAGGCAATGCGCTCCAGATCGCTGATCGCCGGCCCCTGATCCTGAGGAGGCTGCAACGTGGCCAACCCCGTGGACAGATCGATGGGGTATCGACCGAGAACTTCCGCGCTCGGGGTGAACCCAAGCTCGGACGCCTCTCCACCCTCGGGAAACAAGAAGTAGCTATCCAGCGATTCGGCCATAGATCAGGACTTTGGAATCAAGCTCTTGATCCGAGAGAGCATCCAGTTGGCCACCAGCTTCTTGGCCTTAGGCTTGTCCTTGATCCACTTGGCGAACTTCTCTGCATTGCTGTCGTAGAAGCTCTTGAACCAAACAGGGGCAACCAGTTCTTTCCAGAAGAAGAACGCCTCCCACTGATCAGGGATACACTCACGAGCCACATAGCAGATTCCACCAGTGAAACCCCCAAACGCTTGACCAAGGTTTCCGATTCCTTCGGTAACTCCTCTGAACACCGCAAGGGGACTGTTGGCCTGCGAGGCTTGGAAAGCGTTCTGGGCGTTCTGCAACGCGAAGCTGGTTCCAAGCTGGGCGAGCTGACCCGGACCCGCCTGCTGCATTCCTTGGATGAGCTGTGGAGGAGCGAACGGAGATGCGCCCTGCTGAAGTCCGGGGAGCTGAGCGGCCTGCGAGACAATCGGCTGGAGACCGAGAGCAGACTGGATGTTGGCGATGTTCTGCTGCTGGGTGCCCTGACGCTGCTGCTGTGAAGCCATCTGGCCTGCGAAGGTCTGCTGCTGGGCGGTATTCCGTTGGCCAGTAGCGGCGAGGATGTTCTGGAACGACTCCTGCGCCTGCCGATTGGCGACATCGCTGGTCGTCTGGCCAGACTGAAGCAGGCTCATGGCCTGAGCCCTGCGCTGCATGTCCGCGTTGGCAATGGCCTCGCTGACGGCACGAGCCTCACGGAATGCTTGGGGATCGCTCAGTGCGGCACCGGTAGCGGTTCCACGGGCTCGGACAGCCTGCTGAGCAGCGCGGATGAGCGCAGGATCAGCGGTTCCGGCCTGAGCCAGACCAGCGGAGATCTGACGCTCAAGATTGGAACGGATCCGCTGCGCCTCACCGACATCCTGAGGTTGAGGAATGTTCGCGGTGCCGACCTGCTCGTACCGAGGAGCTTGGATCTGATCCTCTGCGATTGGTCGGTCAGCAATGTTCTTTAGGAAGGTCTCGTAGAGTCCGTATCTGGTGGGATCTAGGGCTCGAAGCTCTTTTGCGCGCTGAATCGCCGTTGCTTCACCGAGCGTTGGTCCACCTGGGGAAACCCTTTGCTGAGACGCTTCGTACTGAGCGCGAGCCTGCTCAGGAGCCATCTCAGCCAGAGCCCTTCCGATTTCCCTCGTCTGAGCAACGTCAGAGATGCCTTTGAAATCAACCTCTTTGAACTCGCCGGTTGCTTCTCCGTCTTTGTAGACGGGAACGCTTACCTTCGCGCCAATGCGAGACGCGGCTTCAATTTGGCGTAGCAACGGAAACGTTTCCGCCTGCGCCAAGACAGCCTCTCGATTGGCCGACGCGAAATCAGGTGCTCTGTAACTTCCTCCCATAGCAAATCCTATCGTTCATCAACAGTTTGAAGTACCGCTCGAAATCGTACAAACGCGAAACGCCCGTGTGGACGTTGGTTCCTCCCATCTTGGTAACGTTGGCGGAACACCGCGCTTTCATGGCAAGCCAGAGTGTCTGGACAGCCATCGGCTTGCTCGTCACAACCACCTCGATCCAGGCGATGTGACCGTTCGGATCATCGTTGTAGATGTCCTTGGATTCCTCGATGGAGTTGAGGAACCGGACGGCCCCTACGCCAACGCATTCGTCGCCATCCATGACGATGCCGATCTGTCGCTTGGCATTGAAGATGCCGATCCAGTTGAGCAACTCGTCATTGTTCCATGTGGAACAAGTGGGCCACTTCTCCTTCAGCAGCTTGGCCGCCGAGATGATTGTGGGATGAGCGTTCACTGTTGTGGGCGAACGGAATCAACGAACCCAGACAAGATCGTGGACTGTAGGCAAAGTCTTCCGCCCGAGTTGGTGTTCACCTTGAACTGGATGGTGTTCCAGCGGCCTTTGCTGATCAGGTTGTAGGCTTTGAGGAACTTCTGCGAAGCCGTGATGTTCAGGGCTGGATCGATGGTCGAGAAGGTCCCGCTCATGTCCTTGGCGTAGGAGACGCTCACCGGAACATTCTGCGTGGTGTACGGATTGTCGAACGCGAGCTGGACGCTGTACCCGATCTTGTCGGGGATCGGCTCGTTGAGGTTGTACGCCTTGGTGATGACGCTCGACTCGTAGGTGGCACCGCCGTCGAGGTATGCGGACGCAGCGACGGGTGAGAGCCGGGTGTTGGGCAGGTAGTCGTTGAAGGACCAGACCTGACCGGATGCTGCCGACACCGAGATGATGTCTCCGGCGAACATGAGGACGGGACCGAAGTTGGAGAACGAAGTCGGGATGAAGTCGTTGACGATCCAGTTGTCCCAGTAACCGAGCCAAGAGCGGGCCAGCGAGTGGTAGACGATGACCGCGTTGTTCTCGTTGAGTGCGCCTTCGAGCGAGATGTCGATCGAGTTCTCGGTGAGCAGTGAATACTCGTTTTCCGTCCCCAGGATGTAGGGATCCTCGGTGACGAACGGAACGGCCAGCAGGTAGCGGTTGTTCCAGAAGACGCCATCACACAGATCGAGCTTGGTCTTGTTGATCCGGCTGATCAGGTCGTTGATGGGCGACGAGAGCGCGAGGCCGACGCTGGTCTGTGTGCCGGCTTGGATCTGGGCCATGGACCGGATGCCGTCACGGGAGAGGAAGAAGACATCGGCACCGACGGCTGCGATGGATCGGTGAGAGGAGCATCCGATGTTTCCGCTGACGAGTGTGACCTGCCAATCGGCTGGGTCTTGTGTCGGATCGGAATCGACCGTCCAGATGGATCTCTCCTTGAAGACGAGGAGCTTGTACCCGAACCACGAGTAGAGTCCTTTGATGGGATCGCCGTCGCCGCCGACGCGAATGGATCCGAGGGGATCCCAAGATTCACCGTCGAGCAGATCTGAGAAGTAGAGTGTATCTGGTGTGACAGCCGTATTGTTTGACACGCACCAGAGCCGGTTCGTGTGAGCTGTCAGATAAATTGGTTTTGACGGAGCAGCGAGCGATACATAAGCGACCGCATGGGCACCGCCGCCACCACTGATGTTCACCGAAGGAGCCGTTGTGTATCCGCTTCCTGGATTGGTGATGTTGATGGCAACCAGATTGCCATCGTTTGCAACGATTGCTTCACCCGTGGCCGTGACCCCGCTTGGAGGAGAAGCGATCGTAACTGTTGGAACTCCTGATAGATTACTTCCTTGGTTGATGACATCGATGCGGCTGATCTTGCCGGCTGTGATCGATGAATTGACGTTGGCCGACGTGATGTATCTGAGGCTGCTGTAGCCGTCTCCGTAGAACAGTTTCTCGTTGAGCTGCGCGAAGTAGACGTAGGTTGCAGCCTGATCGATTGTGGAGCTTGCGATCTGGGCGTAGGAGGTTCCCGGCGATCCGTAGTAGAGCGTCTTGGTGGAGGTGTCGTTGACTGCGATGACGAGGCGTTCGGACGCTGCGGTGTCGAAGTAGAAGCCTGAGAAGACGCTGGCGTTGATTGGGAGGTTTGAGCCGAAGCTGGAAGTAATAGCGTTCCAGTTGTCTACGATGTCCTCCCAGTTTTGGACCAGAGGATTGCCGGCGAGCGTGACGGTTCCAAGTCGGCTGACGATGTTCCCGAAATCGTCGTAGTCCATGTTGATTGCCGACTCCATGCTTGTGGCAGGGATGGAATCTGGACGTGTGGCAGAGATGACGCCGGTGCTGAACCCGTTGGTCCCATCGAGGATCAACTGGTCGTCGAGAGTCTCTGACGCTTGGAACGGCATTACAGGATATCCTGGAAGGTGTAATCGTAGAGGCTGTCAGGGATGATGCGGCTGATCTGCTGCTGTTGGCCGCGCTCCATGTCTTTCATGATGGAGACCTGAGCGGCTCCTTCTTGGAACTTGGCCTGTGCCTTTGCGTACTGGCGCGAGTATTCGAGGAGATCACCTTCTGTGTAGGCCAGCAGTGCGTTCTCGACGCCGCGCAACTCGAAGTCGCTGTCGTTGGAGATGGCGGTTGCTTCACCGAACTGGCGCATTTGGGACTGCTTCTTCCCGAGGATGAAGAGTGTCCCATCGGTGTTGGGTGTTGGGACGAGTTTGATGCGTGGGACACCGGCTTCGCCGTAGGATGCGCCGATGATGCGGGTCCAGTTGACGAAGTTTCCAGGGGTGGACTTGCGGGAGTCCACGTTGTTCCAAGTGTTGGGATCGAGCTGGAAGAACGAGACCCATTCTGCGGCAGGGATCTCGATGCCATCGGTTTCGCCGGTGACCGTGAACCGTGCGGCGACCGGGAAGTCGAGGAACATGTTGTACCCCGACCCGGAGTTGTAGGTGGCGGTGACGGTCTGGTCGAGGGTGACGAGTTCGTTGCCTTGGATGACTGATCGGGAGATGACTCCGAGGGTATCGTTCCAGAGGCACGAGTCCCAGATCATCGAGTATCGACGGATGCAGAACTTGTTGGCCAACGTGATGGTGGCCGAGTCCGTGAACGAGAGTTTGTCGCAGGCAGCCTGCGCTACTTCGGAGGGTTTCATGCGTACTCGATCAGTTCAAATTGGACCTTGGCCTGCAAGGTGGTTCCGGTTTGACCGAAATAATAACCGAAACCGTTTCTGGCAATCACCACGGTTTGGGTTGCACCAGTAACGAAAATCTTGAAGGTGTGCGATGCAGCGGTGGATGTGAAAACCATGTCTGCAACCACATTTGCGGGTGATGAAGCGGCAGCCGAAACAAATGCTGCTCCAACGCCAATGTAATCGTTTGGAGCAGAGTATGGGCTTTTGGCCACGCCTATGTACATGCTTCCTTGAACCCCAACTTCAATCGGAACTGAAACCCTGATGATGGCCTTGTTCCCAATTGTTTTCGGTGTCCATGTGTAGGTCCAGTCAGAGGTTGAACCTCCTTCTTGGATTGCGGTGGCTGAACCGGTTGTGATGGACGCAGACTGTCCCCCTCCTCCGGTTTTGGAGAATCCTTCTGAATAGACAAATTTGACTGCGTTCAATGAACCGACCGTTGATGTCTTGAGAGCGTTTGACGCTGCTGAATCCCTTAGAAGAACAGTATCTGCATCAACTGGAGTTGCCTTTGAAGTCAGGTTATTGATGGCAACTGTGCCTGCTGTAACGGTTAGGGAATCTCCGGATGCATTGCCAATGGTTGTATTTCCATTGACTGCGAGGTCTCCGAAGAGGGTTGTGTTGCCAGCGACATCAAGAGTGCCGGCCACGTTGGTGTTTCCGCTGGCGGCGGATACCGTGAGCTTTGCGGATCCAACCTCCAAGTTACCGCTCGAATTCAGCGTTCCGCCGACAACCGTGTTTCCGCTCGCGGCAGCGACGGTGAATTTTGACGCTCCGACTTCAAAGTTACCGGTAGATGCAAGCGTTCCTGCTACCAGCGTATTTCCGGACGCTGAATCTACGGTGAACTTGTTGGTATTGACCGAGAAGTTGCCGGTCACACCGAGCGTGGTTCCGACCGTGGCAGCACCGCTGGTGGAAAGGCTGGAAAGGCTTGTGGCTCCGGTGACCGCCAATGTGCCTGCGACCGATGTGTTCCCGCTGGCGGCGGCGACATTGAACTTGTTGGTATTGACCGCGAAGTCGCCGGTGGATGACAGGGTGCCTGGCACGGACAGATTGCCAGTGAGCGTGGTGGCTCCAGTGACGTTGAGGTTTCCGCCGATGGTCACGTTGCCGCTGGTTGAGAGGGTCGAGAGATTGGTCGCCCCGGTGACTGCGAGGGTGCCGGTGCTGGCCACTCCTGCGGAGGAGATCTGGAGCGCGGAATCGTTGCCGCCGCCGTCGCTGATGGTTCTCAGGGAACCGCTCAGGACAGCGTTGTCGGTGGTCTTGAGGAGCGCGGTGTAGGTGGATGCTACGGAGCTTCCTGTAAGTGGGGTTCCCATATCAGGTTCTTGAGCGGTTCTTGTATGTGGACCTTATCCTCCACTGGTCCCTGTAGTTGCCAACGACATTTTTTGAGTCGGCCACTATGGGTGTGACTTGAGAAGCGGCTATGACCGCTGCTGCGAGATTTTCTGGAGAAAGCGGTGTGTAAGGGGTGATGTCTCCAGCCAAGATTCCGATGGCTGTCGTTGATCCAGACTCGGTGAACGTCACCATGGATCCTCCGATCAAATCGATAACTGCTCCCAGCGTGTTTGGCCCCACGGTGAAAGTGAGCATGCTTGATCCAGATCCATTGAGAGCCCCTGGGAGTGCGGCTGGACCGACGGTGAATACCACATTGCAACCGCCGACTGCTGACGAGATGAGTTCAAGGAGCGATGGACCTACCGTGAACGTGATCGTCGATGATCCATCGGAAGAGACTCCTCCAGCGACATTGAGTGGATCGACTGTAAAGGTTGCTCCGATGTATGTGTAAGCCGACATGGCTCCCCCTTGATATGGGAGGTTCCATGACGACGGAGCAAGATGACCGTATGGGATGCCAGCCAGTTCCGATGAGATGCCTTCACCGACGCTTTGATTCCTGAGGTCCGTGCGCCCCCACATGGAGCGCAAGGTGCCGGGATCACCGCCGCATTGACGCAGTGGTAACTGGCACAGGATCGAAGTGTTCTGCTTGAGGGCCATGGATTATCCCCAGCCTAATTCAATTCCGCCGTAGAAATTGGTACTGGCGGCGGTGGCGGCTCCAGAGAAATAGAGCCAGACGAGGCAGGCTCCATCGATGACTCTCGGAAGGCTTGGGAGCTGGTTGAGGAGATCGCGTTCAGCGGCGACCGATGCGGTGGTCAGCGGCAGGGTGAGCAGCGGTCGAGCGAGGCAAAGGGCTCCAGTGCCGGTATTGGCTGCGGAGAACGTGACGCTTGCCACGGTGCTGACTCCGGTGTCACCGGATGCGAGTGGCAAGAACGGTCCGTAGTTGTTGGCTGCAGTACCGCTGTGGCTGATGTGGCCTGCGATTGCCGAAGCCGTCATTGACACCGTGACCGGAAGAGCGCGGCCCGAGGTTGGAGTCGTGTTGCTGTAGCTTAGGCTGATGTTCTGGGCGGTTGCACCCGCAACTGCTGTTTGAGCCCAGAACAGCCTGCATCCGGCCCCGTTTGCGTACCTGAGTGTGGGTGTTCCAGTGAGGGTTTGGGCGACGGCTGAGTTGTTGCTGATGCCTGGCCAATATCCTTGGAGATCCACCAGCATAAGCTGAGCTGGAACACCGGTGGATACGCCTGTAAGTGCCGAAACGTTTAGGATGTGCCTCGTATCTGGGCTGACATTTGCTCCAATGGGTAACCCGAAAATTTGAGTGCCGTTTCCAGTTGAGGCATCACATGTTCTCCAAGCGAGGGCGGTTCCAGCCCAAGCGTTGGCGATGGGAGTGCCTCCAAGACTTGAAAATTCATACCACCGACCCGCTGTAAAAGCGGACGCGCCGGTGATCTTGTTCCAATCGATTCGATTGAACTTTCCGTTTGTCGTGATCTCGTTGACGAGATCATCCATGGATGAGAAGCCCATTGTCAGTTCCAGATAAATTGCACGAACCCGCGAAATGGAGCGAATGTCGTTGCCGTGTTGTTGAGTGCGATGAAGTTCAGATAGGCACCGGGTTGGACCTGCACACAGTTAGCTTTGCTTGTGAAGAACACTGTTTCCGCCTCGGTGTTCTGCTCGCGGATGAGGTGCGTTGCAAGCGGTTTGACCAAAACGATGTGGCAGAAACCTCCCATTGAGGTATTGCAGATCACGTTCTCAATGCTTCGGATTCCCCTGTCTCCGTTGCCCAGCGGGATGAAAGGAGATGCGGAGCCCGCGCCTAGTGTTGAGTCGCTGTTGTTGACAATGGTTCCGATGGTTCCGCTGAAGGTGATTCCGAATGTGGTCGTCCTGTTGGCTATTCCTTCGCTGTTGGTGTAGTTGACGGTGATTGTTCCGTTTCCAAGCATTGGAGCTGCGACAACAAAGAACGCCATGACGCCCTCACCTGAGGTGTAGCGCGATAGGCTTGATGAGTTTGTCATGTCCTGTTGATCGAGCGAATCCATGTCGATCAGTGGATAGAACATGAGGTAGTCGGCCAGCATCAGGGTCAGCGGCACTGATGCCGTGGAAGTTCCTGCTGAGATGGCGAACAGGTGCTTTGTCTGGCCTGCTGAAGGTGTTGGTCCTGTGTAGATGCCTTGGTTTGACTGACCAGATATGATGGTGGATTCGTACTGGCCACCGACGTAGGCTTGGTAGACGGGAGTTCCAGATCCTATGGATGCGTCGTACCAACGAGCTGCGGTTCCGAATGGAACGCTTGTCTTGAAGAAGAACGACTGCCAGTTCGCTGCTTCTGCGAGCGGTACTATTCCTGTGAAACCCATGAGTCAGGCTCTGGTTCTGGGTTTCTTGGGACTAGATCGGCTTGTGGAACACCGTCTGGATGTTCGGAACAAACCTGTTGTTCTTGATTTTCATCCAGCGGCCACAACTGCCGCAAGCAATGTGGGCAGAAGTAGTCCACATGATCAATCCACTGTGACGGTTAGAGCGCCGGCGGCGAACTGCGGTTGGATTCCGTTGGAGACGGAGAGTGCCGATGTGAGAGCGCCCTTGAACAAGAGATTGCCAACTCCTGACCCGCTATCCGTGCCGATGCCGAAGTGGGTGAGTGTGTTGGAGCCGCCGGTGCATTGAGCGAACTGGACGAGGGCGGTGTTGCTGATGGTTGATGTGGTGAGTGTCCAACCTGCGCCGGATCTGGCGACGCCGACTCTGGCGTATCCGGTGTATGTGGCCTCGTTGGTGTTCTGGTTTCCTGCCTCGCCGGGATCGGCGGTGTGGAGGCTGACGTAGAACGAGCCTGCGACTGTGGAACCTTGTAGGCCACCGGTGTTGCCGATGTGTCCCCAGTTCACGTTGAGGAAGATGAGATCGAGGAGATCCGCCTCGGCGGCGTTGGTCATTGACATAGCGTTGGAATCACTTGGTTTTTGGAAGTGCGTACCATCCGGCTGGAAGAGTCACGGTCGATGGGCCTACGAGTTTCTGATCCTTGTCGAAGCCGTAGACGCTGGCCTTGGTTGGCTTGGCCAGCATCACGGGATCACCGCTTGGGACCAGCACCACCTTCGTCTGCTGGCAGGCCGGGAAGATCGGCAACGCGAGCAGCCAGATCATCCTTGAGAGCCTTTGGGGCTTGGCCGTGCTGGACATCGGTGGGCGGGGTTTCTCGGAAGAAATCGAGGAATGCCTTGATGATCTGGTAGATCCAGTTCACTCGGGCTTCTTCTTGTTGCTCTTGATCGACCAGCCGACGCTGGCCAGCGACAGGAGCGCACCGACCAGCTCGGTGATCTGCTCGGTGGAAGCGACTCCACGGGCGACGAGGAAACCGCCGGCGGCGGTGAGTCCGTGGCGGATGAGGGAAGCGATGTTGGGGTTCATTTTCCGAAGAATAGTTTGTAGGTGCCGTAGGCCATGCAGAGGAATCCCAGCACAGCGGTTCCGAGCTGGACCCATTGCGTGAGGATGGGAGCGATTGATGCAGCGGTCAGGCCGGCGGCTGCGCTGATGGCAACTGTTGCGGCGTTGCTCGATGAATCAGAGGTCATGGCTTACTCGACGGGCTTAGGTTGGGCTGCTGCGATGATGATGTCGGCCAGCGGGACGCCCACTTTGGCGTTCTGGTAGCCGCCGGCTTTGATGGCGATGTCGATGAGCTGGATGAGGCTATTGGCCTGCTCCTGAGTCAGCGTGATTTGAATCATGGCGCGACAGCTTCAACGACAACCTCAGGCTCGGCAACCACAACCGGAGCGGGAGGAGCCCACGGCAGCGGCAGCACCACCACCGGCGGGTTGATCTGGTCGTTGATCTGCTGCGTGACGTTCGCTTCGATGGCCACCTTGTCCACGCCATTGGCATAGCACCAGCCGAGAACCTGATCCTGCGTGAGGTCAGGATACGGCGTGAACGATCCGGTCGGCGGAGCGAACGACGCGCTGCCGTAGCAGGTGCCGCTGTACTTTCCATCGGTGCCGGTGCAACGCCAGTCGGCGGTGATGACGACATCGGTGAGCGTGCCTTCGGTCGGCTTGACCAACAGGCGTTCGATGATCCAAGAGATGGTAATCATGGGATATTAGGCTTCGAGTGCTTCAACGCGAGCGGTGAGTTCCTTGATTGCGGCAACCAGCAGGGGAATGACTTCGGTGTAGCGCAAGCCAAGCTCGTTATTCTCGCCTACCACATCGACCGCCTCAGGAAGCACAGACTTCACATCCTGAGCAATCAGGAACGAGCGTCGGGTACCTTCGCTGTCGGTCTTGAACTTACCGATGACAGAACGCAGCGAACCAACCTTAGCAACAGCGTTTCCAATCGGCTCGATGATATCCTTCATCGTCTCATCTGACAGCGTGGTCCAAGCGGTGGCACCTGAGACAAGCTGAACGCCAACTGCGGAAGCGTTTGAAATCTTAAACGCAGGAGTTGCAGACGCATCATTGATGACGCCGAAATCCCAAACAGCGGTTCCGCTCTTTCGGATGGTGTGGTTTCCGTAATTTGAAACGTAGTCGATTGCCGAGTTGACGTTGGCAGCTTGAGACTTGATCAGCGTGGTGCAATCACCAGAAGCGGTCTGAACATTGAGTCGGTTGCCGCCAGCCGTCGTCGTCCCCACCAACAGATTCCCGCTCGCGTCGAGCGTCATCGCTTGGGTAAGCGTTTGAGCGACTCCAACGCTTCCTGCGGTCGATTTGTTGAGCCAGACATGGTTTCCGTTTAGAACTTCAAAACGATATTCACCAACATAATTGGTGGTGATCGCAATGTTGTTTGTGTTGTCGTTGTAGAGGTTGAACTTTGTTCCGTAATAACCAAGCGCAGCAGCTCCGTAAATAGATCCAGCTTGCCCAACCTGAACGACTTTGAAGTTGTTACCCCACGCACTCGGCGTAACCCCCACGCCGACGTTGCCGGAGGAGTCGATCAAGAATCGGCTCGCGCCATTCGTGAATAGCGAAAGAGAGGCCGCGGTGTTGTCGTAAATGACCTGACCTGCTGAAGGAGCAGAAGTTCCACCAAGCAACAATCCAACAAGCGAGGTGTTATCACCGCTGTTGATGTTCGCGTAAGTCGCACCGGAACCGACAATCGACAACTTGCGAGTTGGACTTCCCCCCACGCCCAGCCCCGTGGCGTTCAAAGTCATGGCGGTGCCAGCGACTCCGCCGACGTCCTGCCACGTCATCACCGTGTTTCGGCTGGAATCGCCACCAAAAATGATCTGGTTTGTATTCCAACCGATCAGCCCCTGGCGAAGTGAGTTGGCCCACAACTCGACACGGGCATCAGTTGCACCACCTGAATCCCAGCGTTGCTGGGCGCCCGCATTCCTGATGTGAAATGGTCCACTTGGCGCGGCCGTTCCAAAACCAACACCAGTGCTGGTTACCGCCAGCAAATTTGTCCGAACCGTCAGATCGCCGGTGATGGTGGCGGAGGCGAGCGTGGCGGTGCCGCCGGCTCCCAGGATCTGGTTCACCGTAACCTTACGGGTGGAACCAGATGCGGCCATACTGTTATCGGCTACGATAACAATGGGTAGAACATCGGTGGATGGAACAACCGGAAACGCTCCCGGCGTCTGAAGCCCTGTAATTTTAGTATCTGCCATATCAGTAAACGGTTAGAATGAATTTGTTGCTGTCTTCTGTCGTGAGACCTATTGGAAGTGTTCCTCCCTCAAGAGTCATCACATCGTAAATGCCCTCCGATGCAACCAGGTACACCACCGGATTTCCCGTATCAAACTCAAGGACAAGCTGGTCCGCAAGGTCTTCGGTAACCAGAACTCGGCGCAAGACGGGCTCATCAGGCTGGACGACAATCGCGCCCCCAGATGATGCCAATCTTGTTCCAATCGAGATCGTCACCTGATTACGAGTTGATCACACCATTGAAAGCAATCACGGCACCGAACGAAAGCTGAAAGCTCTGAATCGGACCAGGCATCGTGATTCCAGCAGGGATGGTTGCCGTAGACCAAGTTCCGCTGATGTTGTTCCCGGTAATCGAAACAAAGGTTGTCGGAGCGACCGTGGTGATCGCAACGAACGGACCAGTGGTCAGACTCGTAGCGGTCACGAGCTGGAAACCGGCATTGCCCATCGAATATTCAATGGCTTGGTTTGATATGTCGCTCATATGTCCCAAATCTTCCGAATCTGATTCTTGGTGAAAGTACTCTCGAAGCGCGAGCCCTGACGGTCTTCCATGCGACTGAACCCGCGCTTCACATGATCCTTGAGTTCGGCCTCGCGGGCAAAACCGGTGACCCCGAAGCGGGCCACCGGCTGCCTCGTCCAGCGTTCCCCTTTGATCACAATGGAATCGGTTCCCATCGGAGCGATATGCTCGATGGACCGGCCCTTGTTCTCGAAGGTGTAGATCGGCATCTTAGCCCTCCATCTCGCTGTCGTATTCCTCGGCCATCTTGCGCATGCCTTCTTTGTCCATGGGGCCGGCCATCTCTTTCTTGTCCTCCTTGGACTCGTACTCGGCGGGCATGCCGTTGACGCTACGGATCTCGATGTAGGCTTCTCCGTTGTCGAGCTTCTTCAGTACACCGCGAACATCATCCAGAAGAACCTCGTCACCGACCTCGGGCATGGCCTGTTCGCCATCCTCCATGTCGGTGGAGAGAGCCTCGATAGGAATCGAAATCATGGGCGCATTGTTGTCAGCCTCTTCGCATCCGCAAGCGGAATGAGAAGGGGCACCACCGATTGCTCGATGATGCCCCTTTGGGCTGACGGCGATCACCATGATGGTGGCCGTCTTGGGTTTCATTACAGCGTGGTAGCAGTCTTGGTACGATGCACCAGGTACCAGACCGGGTTGCCGGTGGAACTGGTGTTGCCCGCAGCCAGACGCAGCGTGGCGAAGAACAGCTTCACGCCAACGGTGACGAGCTGGTTCAGCGGGTCGCTCTTGTCCGGGGTGTCGGTGATCACGATCTTCGGGGAGAGCGGATCATCACCGGCCAGAGCTGGGATACCAAACGACTCGTTGCCGAAGAAGAACGAAGCAATGATGTCCTTGGTCAGAGCGGTGCCGCCACCATTCGGGCTGGTGGTGTTGATAAACTCGTCGGTATCAGTCGCGGAACCCTTGCTAACAAACGAGTTGGTCTGGGTGACGACGCGGCAGCCGTAGATGGAGCCGACCTCGCCCTTGTAGAACGGCTGGCCCTTGTTGCCGTAGTTGGAGGCGTTCAACCAATCGCTGTCGCGCATCAGGTCGCGGGCAACGCGGGGATCGGTGGCGAGGACGTAGCCGCCATTGATCAGCGGGGCGCGGTTGCGCTTCAGCCGGGTCATGGAGTCGAGGACAGCCTCGGCCTTCATCGTGCTGTTGGTCGTCTCGGTGTTCAGTCCGCTGAAGCTCTGAGCGCACAGAGCAGGATTACCATACACCTTGATACCT